GTGAACTTGTATGGATTATGCCTATGTGTGGGTCTCGTAAAGAATTACTTGAAGTAGGACCGATTGTAGCTGAGATTTGCAAGAAATATGCATTTAAATTTAGCAATCGTATGCATCTTCAAATCTGGGATAAAGCTCTAAAAGTTTAATATGTCAAATTTAACACCTAGTCCCAAAGGTCATTTAATCGTTAGTATTATTAAGAGTGTACTCCGTATTATTGCAGGCACTTCTCTAGTGGCTGGTAGCTTTGTAGTGTGCGGTATTTTGCTTGTATTAGCTGAACTTCTAGGCATTGTAGAGGAACTAGTATGAAATCTAAAATTACATTAATTTACGAGAATGAATACACTAACGAATTTGCGGGTCATTGTAGTACACCGCGTAAGTTGACAGTAGAAGTACCTGGGGATATTACTTTACCTGAATTACTCGAGCAATTTGAGTTTTTTATAAAAGGTATTGGTTATTTTCCTCCTGAAAATGCTCATTTAGACTATGTAGATAATGACACTGATGAGACTAAATCTGTAAAAAATGACTAAGCTAACAAAAATAGGGATTATCGGTACTCAATGTATTGGTAAGAGTACACTTATTGAAGATATGATACTTCAATGGCCGCAACTATCTCGCCCTGAAAAGACATACAGAGATGTAATAAAAGAAAAAAACCTCCCTATCAATAAAAACGGGACTAAAGAGTCTCAACAGATTATTTTGGATTTTCTTTGCGATGAAGCAATGAAAAATTACTCTAAGAAAAAAATGGTGTTTGATAGAACTCCTTTAGATAATCTTGTTTATTCCTTGTGGCTTTATGATAAAGGTGTTTCTGATATTGATGAAGCTTTTATTGATAAGACAGTAAATACAGTACGCCACGCAATTAAATTTTATTCAGTACTGTTTTACTTACCGTTGGTTGCTGAGAACGACATACCTATTAGCGAAAAAGAGCAAAGAGAGGTAGATCCATTATATCGAGCTGAAATTGATGTGTTGTTTGATGCATTGTACAGGGCTCGTTCGAGTAACGGTACGCGTTTTTTTGATGGGGATGATTGCCCGGCTATTATACCTATCTACGGTAATCCACTACAGCGTATCACTATGATGCAGCAATATATTAATGATAAGTGTGAATTTTATGGGGAAGGGGATTCGTTAATTAAAGATATAGCTGAAAAGGCAATGATTGAAGAAGGTTTAAACCTTACCAATAAAAAGTTGCCTAAAATTAAGTAAATAATCATATTACCCTTATGAAATTTGACCAAACTATACAGAACATTGCTGAATCTCTTTACGAGCTTGAAACTGAAGTAAATCAGGATTTCCAGAACTGGAAAGCATCTAATCCTAAGCTAGCTGCAACCGGTAGTGCGTATCTTCACTTTAAGAAGGGTCGTACTGATGACACGTATGCGGGCGGTAAACGGGGTCGTCCGAGTAAATCTGGAATAGTAGGGTCGCCTGTAGCTGCTGACGTGCCTGCTCCTGTAGTAGAACCCGCAGCTCGTTATAGAGAATTACCCGCTACTCTTGCAACTAAGAATAAAGTTGAAGAGATTTTTAATGCGGATCCTGGTGTTGGACTTGAAGAGGTTATGACCCGGGTTAAAGCAGATGCAGAAAACGGTGAAAACCTGAACACTGATGATGACGTCATCGTTAGTGCGTATAATGAACTCGCACAGGGGCGTTCCGGGGAAACTAGTGGCGCTCTAGGAGAGCCAGCGATTGATTCAGAAGAGCAGAAGAGACTTGCACGTCATGCTGCTATTCGGGCAGCTATGGCTCGTCGCGGTATGAAGACTGCTGATCCAGAAGTCTTGGCTAGTCGTTTAGGCCGTAAAAAATTTACCTCAAAGCGTAAGCCTGAGGGTACGCCTGGTGCAGAAGAGACTGATATTTCTGCTGGAGATATTGAAGATATTGAAGGTGTGACTGGAAAAAAAGGACGCCCTACTGACTCTGAGGACTGAGATACTTCTCCGTCAGTACAACAAACTTCATTCCTTTTTTAGCCGCGTATTCAGACGCGGCTTTCCATTTGCACTGATTCTTTTCGTACATTAAATTTTCGTATAAAACAGTACTAGATTTTTTACGGTTAGATTGTTTTGGTGGTAGTGTTTGAGAATGAGGTTTAAGTTCAATCAAATATTTTTGTATAATACCGCTATTATCCTTGATAGCCGCAATTAAATCTACATAATATTTATGTACTTTATTATCTACACTAAAATAATAGGGTACGACTATGCCTTCGCTTGCCCACGCAGTCACATTAGAATTTTTATCAAAAAATAAAAAAAAGTCCCGCTCTAAAGCTGAACGGTATACCGGATTACCTGTACCCAAATATTTTTCCTTGTTTATAGGAGTATAAATACCCTGTATAAATTTAGAGCTTTTCATTTATTATACTTAATTGTATGGTTTCTCAAAATCTAGTCGTGCAGACGTTTTTTAGATGTTGCAAACGTCCAACATATAAGAAAAACACGAGCACGTATACCGGAGAATGTCCGTATTGCCATGAAGGCAAGAGTGCTGGTAAGAAACGTAGATTTTTTTATATACCAGAAGACGAATATTTGTATTGTCATAACTGTTCGATTACGAAGAGTACTCTAGATTTTGTAAAAGACATGACCGGTATGTCGTTACCGGAAATATTAGCTGAATCTGAAGTACAAGCCGATACACTTTCAGATATAGTCAAGAGAACCGAAGCATTTAAAAAGAGTAATCCTAATGCACTTCCTTACGACAGTATCAATCTTTATGATGAAACTCAGCTTGCGTTTTATAAAGAGAATAAAGCTATAAAAGACGCGCTTGAGTTTATTAAAAAGAGAAGACTAGATACAGCTATAAATAAGCCCAAGACTTTGTGGTTGAGCTTGGTAGACAATGTACATAAAAATAGGGTTGTTTTTCCGTTTTACAATTTAGAAAAAAACGCAAAAGTAATGTTCTATCAGTCTCGGGCTCTTTATAAAGAAGACGAAGAAATAGCTAAATACCTCTCTAAATCAAATAGCGATAAATACATTTTTAATTTAGACAAGGTTTCACCTGACATAGATTATGTATTTTTACAGGAAGGTCCCATTGATGCTATGTTTTTACGTAATAGTGTAGCACTTGCTGGTATACATCCTACAGACGTGCAAGTAGAACTACTAAAAACATATTTTCCAATGCATACTTTAATATATGTAATGGATAATCAGTGGGTAGATAAAGCTTCATACGAAACTACTAGAAAATTACTTGATAAAGATGAAGCGGTTTTTATATGGCCTAAGGAATTAGCAGCATATAAAGATTTAAATGATATTTGTATAGAGCAAAAAATAGATGAAATACCTTACAATTTTATTGTAAAAAATGCCTTTAAAGGTATGAAAGGTAGATTACAATACTCTCAAATTAAATGCAAACAACCTTAATTGCTGTAACTAAGCCTTTAAATACACTTGGCGTGTCTTTAACCCCAGAGGAATTTATTGTATATATAGCTAGAGTTAGCAATCCTGCTAATCAATTCAATACAGAAACAGGTCATAAGCTCATACGATATCTCATCAAACATAAACACTGGTCTCCTTTTGAGCATATTTCGTGTACTTTTGAAATTAAAACGTCTCGGGCTATTGCCGCCCAGATTTTGCGACACCGTTCATTTACATTTCAGGAATTTAGTCAAAGATATGCTCAAGCTACTGATCTCGAGCCTATCGAGTGGCGTAAGCAAGGTAAAACGAATAGACAAGTAGGAGACGAACCGATTACTCTGCCTTCTCATCTTCAATATGCCGTTGATGACGCGCAACGTAATATTAAAGCATTGTATGATCAGCTTATTAATGAAGGTATTGCTAAAGAAACTGCGCGAATGATTTTACCGCTCAATACACAGACAACTATTTACATGTCTGGTACGCTCCGGAGCTGGATACATTATCTTGAATTGCGATGCGAGGAAGGTACACAAAAAGAGCATAGAGATATTGCTCTAGACATAAAAAAAGGTCTCGAAGAATTGTTTCCTGAGACCTTTAAAGCCTTAAAAGAAATTAATTAACGCGCGGTTGCGTCGTGAATCTTTTTCTGGGAACCGGTTACCACAGTCTTGAAGAGCTCTGCTAATGCGCGAAGCTTTTCAGCGATGTCTGTAATTTGCTTTTCTTTGCGACGTACAATACCTTTAAATGGTATAGAATTTCTCATTTCAAGTGCATTGATTTGAGAGTTTAGACTGTTTTCATCCATACCGTTAATAAATGTTGCCATATCCTCTAGCTTTTTGATCCATTCGCGAGCTTTTTGAACACCTTCAGTATCGAGTTTTAAAGCAGGGTTTTGCGCAGCATCAAAGTCTCCTGGCTCAGTACCTTTATCTAAGGATTTAGCCCAAACATCTGAGTCGCTTGGTTCTGATACAGGTACAGGAGCCGGGGCTGGAGCTGGCTTACGACGAGCTTCAATATCTAAACCGAAATTTTCTTTTACATCTACAGTCTTACCGCCTATCTCAAATGAGTCTTTTCCAGAGGCTTTAGCTGCGGCTAATTTACCAGTAAACTCATTACCTTCTTTATCGATTTTTTTCTTGTTACCACGAAGCTTTTTAAAATCAGCGCCAGTTAACTTACCGTACGGTGGAGCGACATCTAATTTCTTTTGATTACCCTTTAGTTCTTCTTTTGTAAGGGATTCATTAAAAGCAGCTTCGAACATGTTCTTCATAATATACAATATTTACTGTTTTACATTGAATTTCTATTATATTTTACTATCATAAGCATATGTCAAAAGCACTTGTTATTCTTTCGGGTGGTATGGATAGTTCTATTCTTTTACACCATGTAGCTAAACGTTTGAGACATGATGAAGTATATGCAATTACTTTTAATTACGGTCAGCGTATTATTCGAGAAATCGAATGTGCAAAATCCCAAGCTCTGGATATTGGAGTAACTGAACACAAGATTATTAATATGGATTTCTTTAGAGAAATCTCAAAAATGTCAGCTCTTACTAATACTGATCTTAAGATTCCGAAGGCTCGAGAGGATATCGGCAATGCTCAACCTCTCAGCTATGTACCTTTTAGAAACCTACTACTCTTAACTACTGCTGCTGGTTGGGCAGAAAGTATCGGGGCTAGTGATTTGTACTACGGGGCAGTACAAACTGACGATTTTTCCGGTTATTGGGACTGTACTTCATTATTTCTTAACAAGGTAAATGATGTATATGGTCTTAATCGTAAAAATTCAATAAAAGTTAATGCACCCTTTATGTCGTGGTCTAAGGACCAGGTTGTAAAGGAAGGTATTGATTTAAATGTTAACTTTTTAAAGACTCATACTTGTTATGAAGGACATGAAATAGCATGTGGAGAGTGTGTGTCCTGTTCAGCGCGTATTAAAGCGTTTATTGACAATAAGACTGTCGATCCTGTGCCCTACGCAAAAGAAATTCCCTGGAAAAAATTCGACTGTGTAGTATATTAATAATATGTGCGGTATATCTGGTTCAGTAAATAAGAATAGAGCATTTAAGTTCTACCAAGATAATCTTAGTCGAGGTTATTACAGTTCCGGTTCCCTCGTGTTAGATGATCTTGGTATGTGGGTTTGTGAAAAAACCTTAGGGGAATTTGTATATCCTTCTGAGCCTGCATGTGTACCTGCAATACATGTTGAAGGTATGTATTACCTTTATCATTCTCGAGGTCCTACTGTTGAAACCAAGTCTTTTGATGAATTTAACAATCACCCGTTTTTTTATGGCGGCTGGATAGTTGCGCATAACGGTATTATTAGTAATTTTGATAAATTAGCTAAAGAGTATTTTCCGGAAGAGAATCTAGTAGGTAGAACCGATAGTTGCATTATACCGCGCTTATTAGAATTATACGGAATTGATAACGGCCCCGAAAAACTTGAAGGTACTTTTGCATTTTGGGCATATAATTTATGCACGAAAAATCTATACCTCGTAAGAAGCTCTTGCACTTTGTTTGCAAATTTATCTACAGGGGATTTCTCTTCAACGGAATTTGAAAACAGTATAGCTCTGGATGAAGGCAAGCTTTATAAAATAAATTACGAAGAAACTACCCAAGGTAACCGTATAAATTGTATTAAAACGTATAATTTTAAATCTCCGTATTTTATACTCTAAGTATAATGTATGGCGAATGAGGCAATAGATTATATAAACAGAGATATAGTCAACGTAAAAGAAGATTTACGCACTATAAGTAAGCTTGTACGGGACGGTAACGGTCAACCAAGCCTTATTCAGCAAGTAACAATGCTACAGAGTGATATCGGACGTTTAGAAATAGAAATCAAAGAGCAAATTATTAACCTGCAAAGCTCAGTAGATACAATAAAATCAAAAGAAAAGGAAAGAAATACTCTTAATTGGCAGTTTAAAACAGCTATAGGGGTTGCAATAATAACAAGTTTTACCTCTATATTTTTGCATTACATGGGCAATAATAGAACTCCTGATAATACAGAAAAGCTACTTTATCAGATAGTAGAAAAAATAGATAAACTACCTAAAAAATAAGTAGATTTATTTTTTTACCCTTCTACAATAACGAATTATATGAAGGGTGTACAGTTTACAATAGAAGAAAAACAGCTCTTAATAGAAGCTTTGCTTTTTACTGCAAGTTGCGATGTTTGTAGTGATCATACAAACAAGCACAGAGTAGATATGGTTAATTTAGCTGAAAAGTTAAATGACGTTAACCAAAAACTATATAATATATATCTATACGAAACTGATATTATAGAGGATAAAGCTATCACTGAAAACATAAAAAAGAAATTTGTTAATTTACCTCGACAGACAGTTATTACTGATTAATGAAAATTGTACTAGTATACGCCTCTCAATTAGAGGATAGTAAATCTATACAAGACAGATACGGTAAATATTGTATAGTTAATAGTGAGCGTTTTAATGAAATTACTTGTCTAGGCTCATATAATAATAGCCGTTCTCTTGCTAGTGTATATAACGCCTTTATTAATGAAGAGGAATATATAACAGTACTAGCACATGATGATCTGTTAATTAGAGATAAAAATTGGATTGAAAAATTAAAAAACGCTCTTGATGCGTATGATGTGATAGGACTTGCTGGAGGTAGCGAGGCAAAAATTACACCTCCTTGTCTGTGGCATCTTATGTGTCCTTCAAGTACTCATAGGGGTTGTGTAAGCCATGTGAATGAAGATCGAAAAGGCACTTTTGTAACTAATTTTGGTAAACAGGGACGGGTCTTACTATTAGATGGTTTGTTCTTAGCGTTTAAAACAAAAAGACTATTTGAAGCGGGTGTAAGGTTTGATGAGACCAACCCTGCTAAATTTCATTTTTACGACATAGATTTTTGCATGACTTGTAACAGTAAAAAACTTAAACTCGGTACAGTAAACATTGATGCTGTACATAATTCCCACGGATTAAGAAAATACACAGAAGAATGGAAAGCAGGTCAAGCATGGTTTATGCAAAAATTTTCTGATGGAAAATATAATTTTTAACATTAAAATACGCACATATGATTATTAACGATCAAAAGATATACGACGGTTCTTTTATTCACAAGCGTTTTGCTTACAAGTATTTTAGAGATAAGACTCTGGCTGTGGGTAATATCGTTTCCTTTGTGGCTCCGGTTGAGGTTACTCTTAACCTTATTGACCTCGAAGATTCTCTTGAAAAGGATTATATCTATAGTGATAGTATGGTAAATTTTTGCTGGGAAATTCCTAATCTTGACCCTTTCGGGGCAGTCTGTTTTCAAAGACTGTTTAACACTAATATTGCTAATATTTTACATAATATTATTAAGAAGCCTATTCAAATGAAGGGAGATGATATTATTGTTCATGCAGAACACAACCAAGGAGGTATCGTTCAACAAAAAGGCAAATCTTCAGTCAGTATTACGTACTCTAAAGATAATGTTGCTATCGGACATACCGGGATTAATATTACTGCAGGTAAAAAGGCCCCTGCATTTGCGTATAGCACTAATCTTACACCAGAGCAAACAACTCAGTTTCAGTCCGACGTAATTAATTTATACTATGGTATGGTAGATAATATCTTTGTTGCTACTAGCAAGGTTATAGTGTAATGTTTAACTATCTTAATTCTATCCTTTACAAAAATAAGGCTGATATTCAAAATCTCAATGAAGATGCTGAATTTCAGCCTTTTCTTGTACAAAGATGGTGTACTATGCACTCAACAGACCTAACCACTCTTGTTAATGAAACTACTAACAGGTATTGGTCAGTACTGGATGATAAAAAAACATGGTACGCTACACTAGATACTGTTATACCGCGCTGCAAATTCAAAAGAATTGCATATCTCAAAAAGTCTAAAAAAGAAGTAGACGGTAAAGAGAGAGAGTATATACAAAAAGTTGCAAACTCGCTTGAAATTTCCAGCCGGGAGCTAATTAACTACATAAGAGAAAACAATCTCGAAATTAAACTACCTAAAAACAATGACTAGCGAAGCACTTAAACAAAAATACAAAGATCTCAGTAAAGAAGACAAGAAAATTGTTGATCAAACAACTGAAGATATTGGTACTGACAAGGTTAAAGGCCTTGTGC